ATTCGGGCGTTCGGCTTTACCAGCCCGGTGCTGATCCGCGACGATGGCCAGATCATTGCCGGCCATGGCCGTGTGATGGCGGCGCAGAAGATGGGCATGTCTGAAGTGCCGTGCATTCGCCTGGGTCACTTGACCGACGAGCAGGCGCGGGCCTATGTGCTGGCCGACAACAAGCTGTCCGAAATGGGCACATGGGACGAGGAGCTGCTGGCGCTCGAGCTGAAGGATCTGCGCGACGCCGGCTTCCAGCTTGGCCTGACGGGTTTCTCTGATGACGAGATCGCCGACCTGACCTACGTCGAATCGACCGGCAATACCGATCCCGATGAAGTGCCTGCCGTGCAGGATGAAGCGGTGACGCATCCGGGCGATGTGTGGGTGCTGGGCGACCATCGCATCATGTGCGGCGATTCGACTAATGCCGATGTGGTACGGACGTTGCTGGGGGGGGGCATGCCGCATCTTATGGTCACTGACCCGCCCTATGGTGTCGAGTACTCACCTAGAACATCTAATCCGCTAAAAGCGGGAAAGGTACTGAACGACGACCGCGCCGACTGGCGCGAGGCGTGGGCGTTGTTTCCTGGTGATGTCGCCTACGTGTGGCATGCGAGCAGTTTTACTCGGGAGGTATTAGAGTCTCTTGAGGTATGTGATTTTGAGCATCGCTCAATGATCATATGGGCGAAGGATAGATTCACATTAGGCCGAAGCAATTATCACTGGCAGCATGAGACATGCTGGTATGTCGTTAGAAAAGGAAAAACTGCGCATTGGCGCGGGGGAAGAAAACAGAAAACGGTTTGGAAATTCATCAGCGACTTGCTTCGCCCTGGCGAGGGGGTTTATGTGAGCAGGGCTACAGCGGAAACGCTGTATGCGATATCCGGAGACGAAAGTACCGTATGGGATATTCCCGCTAGAGAAGATTCAGGCCATGGCCACGGCACCCAAAAGCCCGTCGAATGCATGAAGCGCCCCATCGAAAACAACAGCAAGCCGGGCGACTCGATCTACGAACCCTTCAGCGGATCCGGCACCACCATCATCGCTGCAGAGCAAACCGCCCGCCGCTGCTACGCCATGGAACTCTCGCCGCAGTACGTCGATGTCGCCGTCCGCCGCTGGCAGCAATTCACCGGCAAGCGTGCGGTGCATGCCGTCACTGGCCTGCCGTTCCCAGAAAAAGTCGGCGCTGGCGAGATGGAATGCCCCGCAGCGGGTACGGCACACTGACATGGCCGGCCGTCCTCCCAAGCCTTCCGCGCTTAAGCTCATCGAAGGCAACAAGGGGAAGCGTGCGCCCAACAAGCAGGAGCCTGATCCCGCCTACCTCAACGACCTGTCCGCACCCGAGTGGATGCCCGATGGCGCCCGCAAGGTGTGGGATGAAATCGTGCCGCACCTACGCCTGGCGCGCATGTTATCGACCGTCGATGTGCCGATGCTGGCCATGGGTTGCTGCTCGATTGACGAATACCGTCAGGCCAGCAAGCTCGCCGACAAGCGCCATGGCCTTCAAGCAAGCCATGGCCGTCTTCCAGCAGTTCGGCATGTCGCCGGCCGCGCGCACGCGCATCGCAATACAACCGCAGGGCGACTTGTTCGCCGGCAATGAGAAAGCATCCAACAGCTACTTCGCGTGATCCCGTCACCCGCTACGCGCGGCAAGTCGAGCAAGGCAAGATCGTTGCCGGCCCGCATGTGCGCGATGCCTGCCGGAGACACCTGAAGGATCTGCAAGACGGCCCCGCGAGGGGTCTTTTTTTTGATACTGCTGCCGCGCAGCGCGCCATCGGATTCTTCCTCGATGTGCTGCGCCTCAACGGCGGCGAATACGAAGGGCAGGCTTACGCGCTGCTGCCCTGGCAATGCTTCATCGTCGGCAGCCTGTTCGGGTGGAAAGGATCGGACGGCTACCGCAGATTCCGTGTCGCCTACGTCGAGACGGCCAAGGGCAGCGGCAAGTCGCCCGTCGCCGCCGGTGTTGGCTTGTACGGGCTGATGGCCGATGGCGAGCCGCGTGCAGAAGTCTATGCCGCCGCCACCAAGAAAGACCAGGCCATGGTGCTCTTCCGCGATGCCGTCGCCATGCGCGACCTGTCGCCCGAGCTGGCCGGCCGCCTTGTCAAGTCGGGGGTGGGTGAAAACGTCTGGAACCTCGCCTATCACCAGACCGGCAGCTTCTTCCGGCCGATCAGTGCAGACGATGGCCAGAGCGGCCCGCGCCCGCAACCAAAAGCCGCCGGCAGGCATTGATGTTCATGATTACCAACAGCGGCACCAACAAGCAATCGGTGTGCTGGGAATACCACGACTACGGCGCAAAAGTCGCGGCGGGCCAGATCGAGGACGACAGCTTCTTCAGCTACGTCTGCGCGCTGGATATTGATGACGATCCATTCAAGGATGAGAAATGCTGGGGGAAAGCCAACCCCAGCCTGCAATACGGCCTGCCCGGCATCAAATACCTGCGCGAACAAGTCACGCAGGCGCGCGGCATGCCCGGCAAGGAAAGCATCGTGCGCCGGCTCAACTTCTGCCAGTGGGTCGAAGCCTCCGCGCCGTGGATCGGCAGCGACCTGTGGTTTGGCGCTGAAGACAAGGAATTCGACAGCGCCATGCTCATCGGCCGCAAGTGCTGGGCCGGGCTGGATCTGTCGAGCACGCAGGATCTGACCGCACTGGTGCTGATCTTCGCGCCCGACGACGATGATCCGCACTGGCGCCTGGTGCCGCACTTCTGGCTGCCGGGCGACGGGCTGATGGACAAGGCCGACAAAGATCGCGTGCCCTACCTCGCCTGGCGCGACGCGGGGCATCTGGAAGCCCTGACGGGGCGTGCCATCAACAAGCTCGCCGTCATCAAGCGGCTGGCCGACATTGCCAGCCTCTATGACCTGCAGGAAGTCGGCTACGACCGCTGGCGCATCGAGGATTTCAAATCGATGCTCGATCAGGAAGGCATCAGCCTGCCGCTGGTGCCCTTCGGGCAAGGCTTCAAGGATATGGCGCCCGCCGTCGATGAATTCGAGCGCCTGCTGCTCGGCGGGCAATTGAAGCACGGCGGCAACCCGGTCATGACCTGGTGCGCCGCCAATGCAGTGATCTCGAGCGACCCGGCGGGCAACCGCAAGATCGCCAAGGAACAGCAAGACGACATCAGCGACTTCATATTTGACCCGGTAGCCATTTGATATGAGCCTTTTCTCCACCATGTTCGGCTGGTTTCGCGGCAATGCCACGGCGCAGCGCTCCGGCGTGCAAGCCGCGCTGCCGATCGGATCGGCCTATGAAGAATCCATCATCGTCGGGCCGGATTCCGCCTTGCAGGTATCCACCGTCTGGGCCTGCGTCAAGATCCTCGTCGAAACCATCGCCAGCCTGCCGCTGTTTGTCTATGTCACCGACAATCAAGGTCGCCGCACGCTGGCGCGGTCAGAGTCGCTCTACCAGGTGATGCACGACAGCCCGAATCGCCGCCAGACCGCGCAGGAGTTTTGGGAATACATGCTGCTCAACCTGGTGCTGCGTGGCAACGCCTACGCCCGCATCGAGCGCGACGCCAGCGGCAACGCCTACGCGCTCTGGCCGATGGCCGCCGATCAAGTCGAAGTGCGCGCCCAGCCCGACGGCAGCCTGGTCTATGGCTACACGCTCGACAGCGACGTGCTCATCTACACCGAAGAGCAGATCCTGCACATCAAAGGCATGGGCAACGGCATCGTCGGCATGAGTCCGCTCGACTACATGCGCGCCTCGGTTGGCCTCGCCATTGCCGCGCAAAACCACACCGCCGCCGTCTATCGCAAACAAGCCCGCCGCCCTGGCGTGCTGATGACCGACAAGGTGCTCTCCAAAGAGCAGCGCTCCGCGCTCCGCGACAGCTTTGGCGAAATCGCCAGCGGCGGGCAAAAAGAACTCTACATCCTCGAAGCCAACTTCAAGTTTGACCCCATCGGCATGAGTCCCGCCGACATTCAGCTTCTCGAGACGCGCCGTTTTGCCGTTGAAGATCTGGCGCGCTGGTTCGGCGTGCCCAGCGTGCTCATCAACGACACCAGCAAAAC